CGATATAGCCCGGGATATAGAGCACAATAGGGGTACGGCATGCCCAGTGCCGTTAATAGTCGAATGAACCCCGCAACCCTTCGATCCGTTGCCTTCCTGCTGGGCACCGTTGCTACTGTGCTAGGTGCGGGGCTGTATGATTATCGTATAGGACTGTTAACCGGCGGCATTATACTTGCCGCACTTTCAATAGCTGGGGAAAGACATGCAAATACTACAAAGCCTGATGGGCACTAGCCCGGCTGTTCGTTCTGCTGAAAACCCGGCTAATTCGATTCTAGACGAATGGACGCAGGGCAACCGAACTAATACCGGCATTTCCATGACACCGGGCCGGGCATTGGAATATGCCCCCGTGTGGCAGGCTGTGAGCATGATAAGTGGGGACATTGCCGGATTGCCCCTGGAAGTGATGAAACGGGACGTGGATGACGGCAGGGCAGCGGATAAGGGGCACCCTGCGTACCGGCTATTGGCACGTAAGGCCAATCAGGAAATGACGGCCTTTATCTTTTGGCGAACGATACTCACCCATTTATGCATCTGGAATCGTGCCTATGCATGGGTAATCAGGGACCAGAACGCCACGCCACTGGAATTGATTCCTCTACTGCCGGATAGGACGGAAGCCAAGCGGGGGGAATACCATACCGAAGTGGATGACCAGATGCGTTCGATTAAAGCTACCAACGTTCTGCACTTTCACGGTATTAGCACGGATACAACGGAAGGGTGTGAACTGGTAACGAAGGCACGTAACAGTTGGTCGATGGGCTTGGCGGCTGAAAAGTTTGGTTCAAAGTTCTTCAAGAACGGGATGAGGGTGAGCGGCGTTTTACAGCACCCCGGCAGGTTGCGGGAGACGGGCCGGGAGAACTTGGAGAATTCATTCAATAAGAAATACGCGGGGCTGGATAACGTGGCAAAGGTGATTGTATTAGAGGAAAATGCCAAGTTCATTAAAACCACGATTTCCCCGGATGAGGCCCAGTTCACCGGAACCCGGGAGGAACAGGTGCGGGACGTGGCAAGGTGGTACAACGTTGATCCGTCATTGCTGGGGGTAGCCGGTTCCGTGTCCTACAACAGCAAGGAAGAAGCGAACCGGGCCTATTGGCAATCAGGTCTTATGCCTTGGAGCAATACAATCCGCTGGGAGTGCTGGGATAAACTACTAACTGAGCAGGAAAAGGAAACCGATAGCCACATCATTGAACACAACACAATGGCTCTGCTGGCTGGGGATATAAAAACTCAGGCCGAAGTAGAAGAAATCTGGCACCGGCTGGGCACCCGAACGGCCAACCAGATTGCCCGGAGCCACAATCTAGCCCCTGTGGGCGATTCTGGGGACCAGTACTACATTACGTCGAACGTGCAACCTGCGGATGTGCCTGCAGAAGCCCCAGATGCCCCCGTAACGGACGAACCGGCCCGAAATGACATCCTAGCCACTTCGCAGGTTGTGCTGGCAGAATCGCTGCAGCGGGCCATTAATCGTATCGGGATGCGTGCCAGAAGGCTAAGTAAAAACCCAGCTAAGTTTGTGGAATGGCTGGATTCTGGGATTCATGATGATGTTCTGGTTTCCATCGTATCGGTGCAGGCCCGAGCATATAGCACCCTTACAGGCCAACGGGCCGAAGCGGATCGGCTAATTGCCGAAATGATCCTGGATGTGCAGAGAAGCCTGAATCTTGTAATAGATAGTGTATCTGGGGAAGAACTGCCGGAAGCGGTAGATACGGAAATGAGTAAACTTGAAGGGAATTTACCCAAACAATTAAGCGAAGGGATAGCGGCATGAGTACTACAGAACGAAGGCAGATCGAACTACCCTTGACCGTGGGACAGCGCGACGACGGAAAAGGTCTAAGAATTACCGGTTACGGGGCAGTTTTCTACCGGGAAGGAAGCGCCGGCACCGAATACCGGCTCATGGATGATTACGTAGAACGGATTGCCCCCGGGGCATTCGATGAAACGGCAGAAAAGGATGATATTCGTGGCCTATTCAACCACGATAGCAACCAGATTTTAGGCCGGATCAGTGCTGGAACGATGCGGTTAAGCGTGGATAAGACCGGTTTGCGATATGATATCGACCTGCCGGACAACGACGTGGGCAAGCGGGTAGCCACTAGCATAGAACGTGGCGATATCACCGGCTCGAGCTTTTCCTTCCGTGCCCGTCGGGTTGGGATTGAAGATGTGGGGAATGGGCAAACTGTACGTGAATTGCAGGATGTACAGGTTATGGATGTGGGCCCGGTAACCTATCCGGCCTATTCCGGTACATCTGCGGATGTACGATCTGAGTCCACGCAGACGGCCCGGGACGAGCTAATGGCGTGGAAGGCTGCCAAGGAAGCGGATAAGCGAATAAGGCAGAAGGAAGCCGATCAGGCTACCGTGGCAGCCGACTTGGCGTCACTGGGATTTTCCATGAACACACTTGACATTTAAGGCACCGGATTCTAATAATTCACATATCTGATTTGCCTTCGTGCGTTCAATCGCATCTAAATAAGGCAAGCGGCATTCTATAGCCGTCGTCCTAACGACAGCCGGAATACCAGCAGATGAAATTATTTCATCTAGCGGTGTGGCTGTACCCCACTGCGTAACACACGGACGAACTATGTATGCTTCTAAGGAACTACGTGAAACACGGGCGAAACTGATCCCCCGTTTCAACGAATTACGCGAACAATCCCACAGCGAAGATGGGTGGGATGATGCAGCCCGGGCAAACTGGGAAAGCATCAACAACGAATACAATCGGCTAACTGAGCAAATCGACGTTGCCGAACGTACCGAAACGATTGAACGGGTTCTGCCCGTTGATGATCTGCAGGGAATGCCGAAGGATCAGAAACGGGATGAAATCGGCCGGGACACGAAAACCGGTGAAATCACCGACGAAACCCGGTCTCTTGCTTTCCAGGGTTTCTTTGCCCAGCAAATGCTAGGCGAAGTTACTGAACGGCAGCAGGCGGCAGCTGACCTGATCGGGGTGAATCTATCCCGAAATGATTACCCCATTCAGTTGCGTCAGGATGCCCCGAAGACTGTAGCCGACATTGAAGAACGTGCCCAATCTGCGGGTACGGATTCCGAAGGTGGTTATGCAGTCCCGCAGGGTTTCATTAACCGGGTGGAGCTGGCCCTGTTGGCTTTCTCTGCAGTTCGTCAGGCCGGGGCAGAAGTGCTTCGTACCGATTCCGGTAACCTGATCGAATGGCCCATGATTGACGACACCAGCAATTCTGGCACCCTGGAAGGTGAAAACGATGCATTGGCCGAAACCGATGTGGTTTTCGGTGAGCTGGAACTTAACGCCTATATCGTTAGTTCCGATATCGTTAAATCCAGTGTGACCCTGATCGAAGACAATGCCATTAACTTTGTCAACGTTCTGGGGAACCTTCTGGGTGAACGTGTTGCCCGTAAAGAAGCGGCACTGAACACCACTGGTACTGGTTCATCTCAGCACAACGGTGTTGTGACGGCTTCCGCTCTTGGCAAAACCACTGCGGGTGCTACGGCTATTACCGATGACGAATTGCTCGATTTGATGCATTCGGTGGACCCGTCTTACCGTCAAATGTCTTCGGCTGCGTGGATGATGCACGACAACATCGCGCTGTACATCCGCAAGTTGAAGGACGGTAACAGTAATTTTATTTGGGAACCCGGATTCAAGCTGGGGCAACCGGATATTTTGCTTGGTAAGCCCGTGTTCATTAACCAGAACATGCAATCCAGTGTTGCAACTGCAACCAAAACGGTTCTGTTCGGTGCCTTCGAGAAATACAAGATTCGCGAAGTGCGAACTGGCCGGTTCCGTAGATTGGTCGAACTGTACGCAGCCAACGATCAGGAAGGTTTCGTGTTCGTTCGCAGGTCTGATAGTGATCTGCTGAACGGTGGAACCAATCCCGTGAAACACATGCTGCAAGCGTAGTTGTTTATTTCAAGGCTCCCGATGGCACAGGGGGGTGCACCCTTCCTGTCCAGGTACTTAGTGTGCCCCCTGTGCCGTCTCTTTTAAGGATACATGTTCATGCCTATTCACAAGACAGACAGCCTACAAAACGATGTGTACATGGTTCTGTGCCAGACGCAAACGTTCACTGAAGACGGGGACACGACGTATACGGGAACCGTCAACTTACCCGCTAACTCTCATATCCTAGATATTCAAGTTCAATCTACGGCACTGTGGGACGATGGCACCAGTGCATCAATGGTAGTGGGTGATGCAGCGGACGCGGATGGCTTCTATACCGCTATCGACTTGAAGGCGACGGATTTACTGGTTGCCGAAGTTATTCGCTTTGAATCGACTGGCGGAACCGAAGGTGCTTACATCGTTACCGCCACGGGCGAACTGAATAACTATTCAGCAGCAGCCCGAAACGTTATCGGCGTGGTTACCACAGGTGGTCAGGATGGTACGGCAGGCCGTACCCGAATGCTTGTGAAGTACGCGATTCCAGTGGCAGATGCAGCCACGGGAGTGTGATTGTTGTTCAAGCTGGTTAGAAGGAAACTTGGCCGAATCATTGGAGGACGTATGAGAATCAAGCTAACGCATCACTGCGGTCTTGAAGGTGCCCGGGGTTATATTGGCGACATCATCGAATGTGATGACGAAGTGGGCCAAAAGATTCTGGATATTAAGGGTGGTATTCTTCTGAGTGCTGCCCCAGCACCGATTGAAACAGCCGAAGCCGAACCGGCACCGGAAGTGGCTGTAGCCGAAGCACCGGCCAAGCGTGGACCCGGCAGGCCCCCGAAGAAGAAAGAATAGCCTATGTCGTACAACTTAACGGTAACGACTGCCCCGGCTACCGAACCGGTAACGCTAACGGAAGCCAAGGCACATGTCAGGGTAGACGGAACGGCTGATGACACTTACCTTACTACCCTTATCACGGTAGCCCGTAGGATGGCAGAAGCACACCTGAACCGTGCTCTAATCAGCCAAACCTTAACTGCCCAGTTCTCCAGGTTCCCCCGGTGGGGTGCTGATTTACTTCTGCCACGTCCGCCACTGATCAGCGTTACTAGCGTGGCCTATGTGGATACGGACGGCACAACCCAGACGGACTTGTCACCGGCAACCACTTACGACGTGGATATAACAAGCGAACCGGGGAGGATTGCCCTTACCTTCGGTGGTTCGTGGCCAACTGCCCGTGATGAGCACATGCCGGTAACCATCGTTTACGTGGCAGGCTGGGCAAGTGCTTCCGCTGTACCCGAAACGATTAAACAGGCAATTCTACTTGCCATAGGGCAATGGTACTGCCAACGGGAAGTAACGGGGCAAATGACGAAACAACTGGAGTTTGGGTGGAATGCTTTGCTGGATGCTGAATCCTTCGCACCTGATTTCATTACGTACGACCCAATCGGTGCCACGTCATGAGTTGCTTGAATTGCATGAGTGCGAACGGGCTAAACCATCGGGTAACGATTTATGATCCGGTGGTGGCTGCTGATGCAGAAGGGCAGTTGGTGGATGGCACGCCATCGTCAGTGGTAGCTGTGTGGGCGAAGAAGGAAGCGGTAAGCGGTGGGGAAACCCGTAACGGGCTGCAGATGGAAGCGACAGCAACCCACCTATTCACTATTCGTTACCGAACTGGTCTGCAGCATGATTACTACATCGAAGATGAAGATTCAGTTCAGTACCAGATCATTCGCATATCAGATAAGGCAGGTACGAAGTCAAGCCTGATGATTCAAGCGAAGAACAGTCCAGCGTAACTATGGCTAAGAAACTAAAAAGCGATGGTGTATTCGTTGAAATAACCGGCGATAAAGAACTGAACAAACAGTTGCGGGACTTTGGACCGAAAGTAACGAACCGGTTGGCCCGTAAGGCACTACGAAAAGTGGCGGCACCAGTGAAGAAGGCAGTGCAACTTAACGTTCCAAAGGACGAAGGCGACTTACGAAAGGCCATTGGTATCAAGGCTAGGAAGCGAACGGAAAAGGCAGCACTAAAGGGAACCATTGGCATTCAGGTGTTAACGCTCAAGAAGAAGCTAAAGGACATAGAGGATAGCCGAAACGCCAAGGGTAACCGTTCAATATTTAACCCGCACTGGATTGAATTCGGTGCACCCGGGCACACCCACTACGGCAAGGGCAACGCACCACTGCCGCCCCGGCCCTTCATGCGTCCGGCCCTTGACCAATCGTCCCACGTAGTACGGCGACTGTGGATACAGGAAATCAAAGCAGCGATGGACGCAGAAGCGAAGAAGGCAGCCGATAAGGTTGCCCGTGAATCGGGGTTAGCTGGTTTGGGTGTGGGTAGTGCGGCATGATGATAATTAAGGAATTATTCACTTCCCCGATGGCCGTATATGTTTGGGCTGCTTTGATTTTGATACCAGCCAGCTTTTTTGGATGCTTGCCGTGAGCTTAACCAGTGACATAGTGGCCTACCTGAAAACACAATCCACTGTTACGGATGTGGTCGGTACCGGTGCCAATGCCCGAATAAGGCCGGAAGTGTTGCACCAGGCGGAAACGTTACCGGCAATAGTAATCAACGATACGGATGGATTCAGCTTTAAGAATCTATCCGGTGCTTCCGGTTTCGCCATGACACGGATTCAGCTGGACGCTGTAGCAGTAACAAAGGCTGCTGCAGAATCACTACGTGAAATATTGCGACTGGTAACGATTAACAAAAGGGGCACAGTTGGTTCGTTTAGTATTTCGGAGTTTAGCGACCCGCAGCGAACAGGCAGGTACGAACCATCACTGGAAGGGAAAGCCTTGGGACGTTACCGGGCAATTATTACTTACTCAGTTTATCATTCAGAA